TCACAGTTTGCGGGCAAACCACACAACCCGCCCCAGAATCTGCACCTGGTCGGCGGGCACATCATACGGGCTGAAACGCGGGTTTTCTGATTTAATACGCACCATCGGCTCTGATGTGCCATGGGCACGCTCAACCCATTTGCACACCACACCATCTCCGTCAAAAAGCACGAAAATACCTGGCTCGATAATAGATGTTTTGCGTGTATCGATCAGCACCATATCGCCATTATGCAGCACAGGGTCCATCGACTGGCCCTCAACCTCAATAACTCTGAGGTCAGCAGGGGCAGCATTCAGTGCACCACGAACAAATTCTTCTTCAAAAAATTTAGGGCGGCCAAGCAGCGTGTCTTCCACATAGCGGCCCCCGCCGGCTCCTGCCCGGACAGAAAGAAAAGGCACGGCTACATATCCTGGCGGGTTGAGGTCACTGGTAACAGCCGGCAGGTCAGGCTGGAGCACATACTCCGTCTCGCACCTGCTGCTTTCAGCTCGTTTCCCCCCGCTGCCGGGAAAGAGCAGGTCGCGCGCTGTGCAGCCAAGAATGGCGGCAACGCGTTCAAGCTTTTCTCCCCCGGGGTTGCGGGACTTACCTTTGAGAATATCACGAACATAAGTGTCTCCCACACCTGCATTTCTGGCCAGAGCTTTCTGTGTCAGGCCAAGCAGGCGCATGCGGCGTTCAAGTTCACTGGCAACGGACGAGCGTATCATGATGCTGACTATTTCATGTGGGTAAATGAAAAAGGGGAGAAAGGGAGATATCACATATTTCGGGCTTGACCAAATGTGATAGGTCACACTACTTATAAAACAAGCCTTCTGCCTGATTCGAGGAGAACGGCTTTTACGTTCATGACAGGGAAAACTGACAATGCACGCCATTCCTTCCTCTTCTGATTTATCAGGTATGCTTTCTGCAAAGCATAGGGAAAATTCATTAAAAAAAGATTTTCCTTTCAGAGGAGTATGTCGAAAAAGAAGGAAGCTTCCCTCTCATCATCCCCGGCAGTATGTGACAAAGCAGGATGTTAGTTTTTCTGCGTCCGGAGGTTGTGATGTGTCACCCAATAATGTGACAATTCCCCCCATGGTTGTATCCTCCGACTCTGTACCGCCTGATGCCGCCAGCCGCATAGCTGCACGCTCATGCACGAGTGCTGCCCATGTGTGGCACATGGTGTCGCTGCGCCGTGCCGGTTTCTCTCTGCGTCAGATTGGCAGGCGCTCAGGGCGCTGTATGGAGGGCGTGCGCCAGGCCCTGATGCGCTACGAGCAGGCCCTGAGCGAACTGCGTGACCCTGCCTCTGAGGAGGAGGGCGAGGAGCTTATGATGTGCGGCATGTTCCGTGACCCTGAGCCGCTGCCTCCCGGCCACCCTGTGGCAATGCGCGGCCTGTGGCGCGGCCTTGAACACTGGAGGGATTTTGTATGAGCCGGCGCCGGTGGTCAAAATTCTGGTGGCAGGATTATGAGCAGGATGCCGCTTTGCGCCTGTGTTCGCTTGCTGCCCAGGGGTTATGGATGCGCCTGCTTTGCCTGATGCACGAGGCGGAGCCTTATGGCCATCTGTGCCTTAACGGGCAGCCTTTGCAGCCGCGGCAGCTTGCGGTGATGACGGGTGTAGCAGCCCGCCAGGTGGTGCGTTTAATGGCAGAACTTGGCCAGGCTGGTGTGTACAGCACCAGTGCTGAGGGCTGTGCGAGTGCAGCCGCTTTCGCCCGGCCGAACCCGTCGCCTGGATAGAGGGTGCCCTGCGCCGCCGGCTTGAAAGCACGGTGTATCAGGGTGCGGCACGCAGCGTTACAGGCCGTCAGCCTCATGCCGTGCGTATGGATGCCTGGCGCAATGTGCCTGATATGGAAGGAATATAGCACGATGGAAATGGTGTCTGGCGCCTTTGCGCGGTCAGCTCATAGCGTGCTGTCAGAGCAGGCTGTGGTTGCTGGTTATCAGCCCCCCTGTGCCGCATTGCGTGCGGCTTTTGCTGTGTGCCTGGCTGGTACACCCGTGCTGCGGCGTGATCTCTCCCCTGCGCTGATGGCTGAGCTTGAGCATTATGCAGCCTGGCTTAAAAAACTGGGGGGGCTGGTGACAAACCCGCCAGGGGGTGACAGTGCTGCGGCCCGGTGTGCCGCAATTTTTGAGGTGTGTGGCGAGCTTGCCGCCGGTGTGTGGAACCGCTCAGCCCGCATGGCATGGGTGCGTCAGCCCCCGCGTAATGACTATTATGCCGGGGCACGCTGGCCCAGCCCCAGCGAGCTTTATACGCTGCTTGTACCGTTTGACACCGCCCTGCGCCGCGATGAGGAAGGCTGCCGGAAGCTGATGAAGTCTTTAAAAAATCACTGAAATTTAAATTATTTTTCTCATGAATAAGGAAAGAGGATCATGCCTGTTCAGACTGGATTTGTGGCACGCACGGATGAGTTGAATGGCCCGACGGCGGAACGTCTGCAGCACTCTGATTTTATAACTACGTCTGCACCGGCGCGGGTGCTGCGCACTGTGCAGGCCTTGCTTCATGCCGGAGATATTACACAGTCAGCCGCTGATGCCGGAGAGAGATGGTATCAGAATTATGTATTCGGATACTGCAATTATACCGAATGGCCTGAAAATTTTCAGCGTGTTTCACTCACCCGTCATGACCAGGTGTCATGGCAGCTTTTGCGGGCTCAGGCTATGACACGGGTAACACTGGTGCGCGAGGCTCTGGGACTGTGCGCACACCAGCGCCTGCGTATGATGCTGGTTGACGAGCTGTCGTTTCGTGCAATGGGCAGCGCGCTGTTTCCTGCTTTGTCGGCCAGTTCTGCACAGCGCAAGGTAGCGGCACAATGTGCTTTGCTGCTTGAGCAGCTCGAAGCGTTTGAGGAAGTACAGCGTAAAGCTACGAAAGAGAGAAAGAGTAATTAAAAATAAAATTGAATTTAAATGAAGAATATGTATGGTATTTATAGAGTAGATAATGCAGGAGTTTTTATGTCAGAAAAAAAAGAAAAAAGTGACGAAAAAACAAATACTTCAAATGTAAATGTTTCTTCGTCGGTTTCGTCCTCAACACTTCAGGGGAAGCCAGTGAATTGTATAGGAACGGAAAATTTTAAGGAGGATGCCAAGCAGACAACACTGCAAAACAAAAAAGTCAATTGCATAATCACCGAAGGTAAGGAAGAAGGCCATAAATAGCAGGCAATAAAAAATATAAAATAACACTGATAGCCAAAGCGCAAAGTGGTGCAGACGCAAGCAGTGTCACTGCCAGGTTCTGACACCACTTTGCTTTTTTTGCTCCTTTTCTGCTTTTTGAAATACTTTCAAAATTAACCTTTAAAAGGTAATATTGTACTTCAGCTAATGAAGATGTGAACATAGCAGAATCTTTAAAATTATCTTCTGTGGGGGAGGTTGCGCCCAGTGTTTGCGCCCATAGTCCGGCCGCGGCGCAGATTGCTGATGCAATCCACATTACAGCAGATATTATTAAAAATATTTTTATATAGGGTAAAAAAGTGGGAGAGAAATTTTTATTTGATTCCTGGGTGATGTAAAAAAATGCGCCAATTGCAGAAAGAGAAAAAGTTGATGATTGCGTTAAAATAGAAGTGCTTTTTGTGTAAGTGTTTCTTGCACCTTCAACTATTTGTTTGTTGGTATCTTTTGTTATTTCGAGATAAGTTTTGAGTGTTTTATTTATTTCGTCTGTTTCATCAGATTTGCATGAATTGAAATCTATCCTGGGCCATTTATCCTCTGTTTTTTTATTTGAGCTCATTATGTTTCTCCTTTGCAGTATTTATAGAATCGAAATAATAAGAAAAAAACCTGTATATTAAATGGTTTTTATAAATTGTTTTTCTTTTAATAAAAAAATTGTCTGCGCGCGTGGTCAGGCTTATCTCTCAGGCATCATCACAAAAAAACTGCCTGACGCAGCAGGCTCTGCCCCGGTCAGGTGGCCGGGCCTGCGCCGCTTTTTTCTTCTTTTTCAGGAGAGAACAGATGATATCACATTCTGCTTCCTGTGCAGGTCAGCTGGCTGTGGGGCATGTTGTGCTCTCGGCGGCAACCTGCTGGGTTATTATGCAAAAACGCGGCCAGTCTGTGTTGCTGTGCCCGGTGCCTGCAGCTCCGCTGACCCGCCACGGTGCTGACCTTATGCTGCCACCATCTGTTGTGCCGGTGCCAGGCTGTGGTGAGGGCGCGCTGATACGATGCCGCCCTGTATGGCGTAAGCATAGCCGGGGGCTGGTTAAAGTCGCATCGTTGCCGCAGGCTTTTATCAGTCATATGCAGGCTACTCTCAGAACTGAGATACTGTGTCAGCATTCTGAAGATGAGTCAGGCAGGTCGCAGCCGCGGCCTTATATGCTTTCATCTTATAAAAAACACAAAAATTATATGACATTTTCATGAGGGATTATGCCCCGTAAGCCTGTAGTCAGAGCTCTGCCGCAGGGGGAGGCCCCGGCCGCGCCCGCACGGCGGCGCAGGGTGCGCTCGACCGAGACTCCGCTTGATATTTTTCTGCGCATTATGCGTGGTGATGACACTGTGACCGACCGCCAGTTTGAAGCTGCAAAAGTAGCGGCACCTTATGTGCATCCTAAACTGACCGGCATGTCGGTCAGCGCGGTGATGTGTAAAGGGGCAGAAGAATATTCAGATGAAGAGCTCACGCATCTTATACAGTCATGTGCGGCAGGCAGTTCGCAATGAGCTGACCAGCAGGGCAGAAGCCCGCGCAGGGCTTGAGGCATTTACACGTCGCACAATGGCTGGTTACCGGTGCGGGGCGCATCATCGTCTGTTATGTGCCAGACTTGATGCCGTTGCACGGGGTGAGATCACCCGGCTGATGGTGTTTATGCCCCCCCGGCATGGCAAATCTGAGCTGATAAGCAGGCGTTTTCCGGCGTGGTATCTGGGGCAGTACCCTGACAGGCAGGTGATCTGTGCGGCGTATAGCGCCACTCTCGCCCAGGACTTCGGGCGCACGGTGCGTAATCTTGTGGCTTCACCAGGGTTTACGGCATTGTTTCCCGCTGTCAGCCTGGCGGCAGACAGTGCAGCACGTGACACCTGGCATACTGCGGTGGGGGGCAGTTATACTGCAACCGGCACCGGAGGCGGGCTGACCGGGCGCGGTGCTCATCTTGCTCTGATTGATGACCCGGTAAAAGACCGTCAGGAGGCTGAAAGCCCCTTACGTCGTCAGGCTGTGTGGGAGTGGTATCGTTCAGTGTTGCGTACGCGGCTTATGCCGGGTGGTGCTATTGTGCTGGCCATGACCCGCTGGTCACCTGATGATCTGGCCGGGCGTTTGCTGGCTGATATGAAAAATGGCACGGGTGAGGCGTGGGAGGTGCTCTCGCTGCCCGCTATGGCGGAGGAGCAGGAAACCCCTGATGCGCTCGGGCGTCTGCCAGGTGCTGTGCTGTGGCCCGAGGCCTTTGCGCCTCAGGCGCTGCATGATCTGCGCCTGGCTGTGGGGGAGCGTGAGTGGAGCGCTCTTTACCAGCAGCGGCCAGTGCCGGCTGAGGGGCATTTGTTCAGCACAGCTCTGATGACGGTGCATGATGCTCTGCCAGCACAGGGGCAGAGCGTGCGGCGGTGGGATTTAGCTGCGACAACCCGCAACAGGTCTGACTGGACAGCGGGAGTGAAAATGACCCGCCTGCCAGATGGTCGCTATGCTGTGGCTGATGTTGTGCGCCTGCGCGGAGACCCCGCTCAGGTTGAGGCGGCTTTGCTGGCCACGGCCTCGCAGGATGGAGCGGCCACTGAGATTATTCTGCCCCAGGACCCCGGGCAGGCGGGTGTGGCACAGGTGCGCTATCTGGCCGGGCGCCTGGCGGGGTATCGGGTGCGGGCTGTGCGTGAAACGGGCGATAAAGCCACACGGGCGGCCCCTTTTGCCGCACAGGTCAATGCGGGCAATGTTCTTGTTCAGCGCGCCTCCTGGACTGCACATTTTTTAGAGGAGCTGTCGCTTTTTCCTGCCGGCGGGCATGATGACCAGGTGGATGCAGCTGCCGGGGCTTTTGCTGCCCTGGCTGGCACACTCGCACTGCCTCAGTTCAGCCCTGCTTTCCTCTCTCATATCTGAAGGGGAGCAGGGCAGGGCGGCCTGGTGCTTACTGTGCGTGTTCGCCCCCGGCCTGTGCGGCCCTCTCACGCAGGGCGCGCTGGCGTTCTCTTTCCTCTTTACGGGCACGGTGCTTTTTGGCACGTACCTCAGCCATTTCGGCACCCAGATGCGCCTCGCCGCGCTGCTCTGCCAGGTGGGTCTGGCGTTCGCGCTCAGCATAGCGGGCACGCTGTTTGTCGGTTCTGTCTTTATGGCAGTGCGGGCAGCAGATGCCGGCCTCATAAAGCGGAGAGGCAAGGTCATCTTCATCCAGCGGGGCACGGCAGGCATGGCACAGAGTCAGGTTGCCTGGTTCAAGTCCGTGGCGCACGGTTACGCGCTGGTCAAACACAAAACATTCACCCTCCCACAGGCTTTCTTCCTGCGGCATGGTTTCAAGATATTTTAAAATGCCACCTTTGAGGTGATAGACCTCATCCAGGCCTTCAGCTTTGGCAAAGGCGGTTGATTTTTCGCAGCGAATTCCCCCGGTGCAGAACATGGCAATGCGTGGTTTGCGGCCTTCGGCCTCAAGGGCTTCGCGTTTGTCACGCAGCCACTGAGGAAACTCGCGAAAGGTTTTAATGTCCGGGTCAATCGCCCCTTTAAACGTGCCAACAGCCACCTCGTAGTCGTTGCGGGTGTCTATCAGCACGGTGTCGGGGTCACTGAGCAGCGCGTTCCATTCTTTCGGGTCGAGATAAGTACCGACTTCAGAGCGCGGGTCGAGGTCTGGCACACCCATCGTCACGATTTCAGCCTTAAGGCGCACTTTCATGCGCAGGAAGGGCATGGCGGGGGCACGTGAGAATTTGACTTCAATTTCGGCACAGCCTGGCAACGTGCGGATATGCGCTAAAACGGCTTCAATACCTTCGTCTGTGCCGGCAATAGTGCCGTTAATGCCTTCGCGTGCAAGCAGCAGAATACCTTTTACACCCTGCGCATCGCATACGGCGCGCAGGGGCGCACGCAGGGCCTCGGCATTTTCAAAAGGGGTAAAGCGGTAAAGAGCCGCGACACGAAAAGGGAGGGATTCGGTGTGAGTGTCGGGGGCAGAAGGTGTGTTCGTCATCATGACAGCATCCGGTATCAGGGATTGCAGTCCGGTTAGAGGCAGCACAGGCCGGTTTATCACCGCAATCACGCGTTTGTTATATCGTGGCCTGCCAGGCAGGTCAGGCCAGATTTACTCCCTGTTTTGCCGGTGCTGCAAGTGGCATGGGGAGAAGTTTTGGCCTGAAAGGCTATTTTTTCTTTATAAATGCGTTCAGTGATATTTTTTTTCATAATGCCTGATAAAAGATTTATAGAGTAGGTTATGCCAGTCATTTGAGTCGCTAAGGAATCAGCACGTGCAGGAACAGGACGAAGTTATTGCAGGGTACATCATTCAGCTTGAAGATGAGCAGGGTGAGTATTCATTCTGGACACTCCATAGTGAGTGGGACGCTGAGCTTGATGAAGCCAGACTTTATGAAAATGAAGAAGACGCCACTGAGCAGGCAGAAAGTCTGCAGCAGAAAGAAAGTGGTGTTGTAACAGTCGAGCCTGTTTTTGAAGGCGACGAAGAAGACTGGGACGACGTAGACGAAGCCTGAGGGCTTTTTATAGCAGGTCGCAGCGTTAAGCCTTATCGGGGCTGATGCGCTGACAAAGGGTCATTCATGCCGGTTTCCCGCGGGGGCTGGTGTGAGTGGCCCTTTTTTTATTGGCCTGCGCCATGCCTCCATTATGCCAGCAAGGAAGAAAAAGGCTCATGTCGCGAGTGTTATCATCAGGGCCTGCCGGCTTTTCTCTTTCCCGTCTTATGGGGGGGGCGCACAAAGGCTGCCTTGGCGGCCGGGCAGTCAGACAGGCGCGAGCCATATCTGGGCAGCGTGCCTCAGGCTGAACGCTTCAGGTCACAGCAGGGCAGGGGGCAGGGTGCTCCTTTCCCGCAGGATATGGCTCAGGCCCTGCGTGCTGCCGGGGGGCAGGCAGGTGCTGAACGCAGCGCCCTGTTTCGTCCCTATCAGCCGCCCGCAGGGGTGCGTGGCGGGGCAATACAGGCACATGACAGTGCTTTTTCCTCCTCCGCCATGCAGCCTGACTGGCTAACCCGCGCGCAGGCTGACGGTACGGCTTTTCCGGGGTATCCGGTACTGGCAGAGCTGGCACAGCGGGCAGAATACCGCCACATGGTGGAAGTGATCGCCACTGAGTCCACGCGGGAGTGGATTGCCTTTCATGCCCGTGGTGGCACTGACAAACATGCCCGCATTGCAGAGCTTGAAGCAGAATTTACCCGCCTCGAGGTCCGTCAGGCCCTGCGCAGCATGGCCGAGTATGACGGTTATTATGGCATGGGGCTGCTTTATGCTGATACGGGGCAGAGCATAAATGAAACACCGCTGCTGCTCAGACCTGAGACCTTTCGTAAAGGCATGCTGCGTGCCCTCAGGGCGGTAGAGCCTGTGTGGACGATGGCAGACAGCTACTCCACCACAAACCCGCTGAGTGCTGATTTTTATGCCCCCACACACTGGTGGGTGCAGGGGCAGCGTGTGCATAGCACGCGCCTGCTGCGGTTTGTTTCGCGCCAGGTGCCCGACCTGCTTAAACCGGCTTATAATTTTGGCGGTGTTTCATTAAGTCAGATGGCCCGCCCTTATGTTGAAAACTGGGTGCGTACCCGTCAGTCTGTCTCCGACCTGCTCAATGCGTTTTCGGTGGTTGCCCTCTCAACTGACATGACCGCCTACACCCAGGACCCGGAAGGGCTGCTGGGACGTGTGGAGGCCTTTAACCGTTTTCGCTCTAACCGTGGCACGTTTGTGCTCGATAAAGAGCGCGAAAAGCTTGACCTTCTGGCAGCCCCGCTTGCAGGGCTTGACCGCCTGCAGGCACAGGCACAGGAGCAGATGTGCAGCGTCGCTCAGGAGCCTCTGGTCAAATTTGCAGGCATTACACCAGCAGGCCTGAATGCTTCGGCGGAGGGAGAGATCAGGGTTTTTTATGACCGGATCAGCGCGTATCAGGAAAATACGTTCCGCCCTGCGCTGACCACCATCATGCATATGGCAATGCTCAGCCTGTGGGGTGAGACTGACCCCGATATCTCGTTCAGCTTTCGCAGCCTGTGGCAGATGGATGCCCGGACACAGGCCGACGTTGAAAAGACCCGCACCGAGATTGATGAGCGTAACATCCGGGCGGGTGTTGTGACCCCGGCAGAGGCCCGCCGCCGCACAGCGCATGACCCGTCAGGGCAGTATGCGGGTATTTCTGTCCCCCAGGGGTGATATGACATTACCCTTAAAGGAAAAAATCCTTTGACATATAAAGATATTTTTGACGAAGCCGGGGTGGCTGACCTGCCCCTGGCATGCGATGGCTCAGTGCGCCGTATTGATGATGACGGGCACCTGCACATTGCAAGCTGTATTTTGTCAGCAGCCGGTGTCAGCCCCTATTACGGGCGCGAAATTCCCGGTGCTGAGGCACTGGGGCTTGAGGCTGATAAAATTTATCAGGTGTTTCGCCCGCCGCAGGTTCTGGCGGCTGCGGCTGCCAGCATGGCGGGTAAGCCTGTGCTTATGCGCCATCAGCCTGTTTCTGCCCGCGATCACCCCGGCATGCTGACAGTGGGGGCCGTGGGCAGTTCAGTTGTGTTTTCGCCGCCCGGCCTGACCGGCAGCCTGACTATATGGGACAGCGCAGCCATCTCGGCCATTCTCAGCGGGCGGCAAAGGGCCGTTTCGGCCGGTTATCGCTATCGCGCCATTCAGCAGGCCGGCACCTTTGAGGGGCGGCCTTACACGCTGGTTATGGCCGATATCGTATTTAATCACCTGGCACTGGTGGCACGGCCACGCGTGGCTTCGGCGGTCATTGGTGACGCTTTGCCCACAGCGCCGGTGTCTTCCCTTTCTCCCGTGCAGGAGCCTTTGTCCTCTCTCATGACCAGTTCACATTCTGCGGTCAGTGCACCGCATGTATCAGACCATTCTCAGCCTGCCAGCGGCGCTATGGATGCCGCTGTAGAGCAGGCCGTGCGCCAGGCTGAAGCCGGTGCAGTGCGCCGCCTTGAGGCCCTGCATACTGCCCGCGAGGCTGTGCGCCCTTTTGTGGGTGATGTCGCGATGGACAGCGCAGGTGCTGTTTATGGCTTTGCCCTGCGTGAAAACGGGGTGGAAACTGACACGCTGCCAGAGGAGGCTTTTCAGCCTTTGTTTGAGCAGTTTGCGCGCCTTAGCGTGCAGGCACAGGCCTGCCGGGCTGGCCCGGTAATGGGCATGGACAGTGCAAAAATCGTGTCATTCCGTGAAGAGTTTGGTTTGTCCCGCATTATGGTGAAAGCATAACATATGTCTTTTCAAACACAGGTTTATGTCGAGCCGGCTCTGGCTGTGACAGGCGATTTTGCCTCTCTTAACCCTGCGGCGGTTTTCCCGGCGGGGGAGGGCGCACTGGTTGCGGCCCCGGCGGGCTGCACTGTGGGGGCTTTTGCCTGGGTGCAGGCCGATCAGCGTTCTGTCACCAATGCACCACCATCAGGCTCTGCTGCTGCCCCTGATGGTTTTGTGCATCGTGATCTTACAGGTCAGATCAGTAATTTTGCTGACGAGGCCAGCCTGGTTATTCCCGGCGGGCTGCCCGTAACCCTGTTTACGGCAGGTGACTTCTGGGCTGTGACCTCAACCGCAGCCACACCGGGGCAGGCTGTTTTTGCCAGCACAACCACCGGGGCCGTGTCTGTTGCGCAGGCGGGCAGCACGGTAGATGGCGCTGTACAGACCCGCTTTTTCGCAGCATCGACCTGCAATGCAGGCGAGCTTGTTAAAATCTCAACATGGATTTCTGCTGTATGAGCGCTCTCACTCCCGAACTGGCTGAACTGAACCGCCTTGGCTTTATTATGCCAGAGGCCCGCGGTATGATCTCTGACAGCCTGCTGGCCACTGACCGCATGGCACTTGATGCGCAGCCTGCTCTCTCAACCACAGCTAATGCGGGCATCCCTGCTTTTATGAGCGCCTGGGTTGACCCGGCTCTGGTTAAAGTGGCGTTTGCGCCTGTACGCGGTGCCGAGATGCTGGGTGAGGTGCGCAAGGGTGACTGGGTCACCCGCACAGCAATCTTCCCCATGCTTGAAACAACCGGTCAGGTATCAGGCTATGGTGACCATAATGGTAATGGCCTGGTAGGGCTTAACCCCTCTTACCCTGAGCGTCAGTCTTATCATTATCAGGTCTTCCTCTCCTGGGGGGAGATGGAGCTTGCACTCGCAGGGCAGGCCCGCCTGCAATGGGTGGCCAGCCTGCGTGAGGCCGGGGCACTGAAACTGAATAAATTTCAGAACAGAACATATTTTTTTGGTGTTGAGGGGCTGAAAAACTACGGCTACCTCAATGACCCGCGCCTGCCAGCGGCCATTACCCCGGCTGTTAAGGCTGCCGGTGGCACAGAGTGGGAAAAAGCCACCGCGGAAGAACGGCAGGATGATGTGATTGCTCTGATTAACCGCCTGCGTGAGCAGACGGCAGGCCTGGTCACGACAGATACCCCCATGGTGCTGGCGCTCTCCCCCTCACGCATGGGGCTGCTTACCCGCCGCAACAGCTTTGGTAATTCTGCGGCAACCCTGTTGCAGGAAACCTATACCGGGCTGCGCTTTGTGCAGGCGGTGGAATATGGTGATGCAGCAGGCAGCACGGTGCAGACCCTTCAGATTATGGCTGAGCATGTTGATGGCCAGAAAACAGCTGAGGCCGCCTTTACTGAAAAACTGCGCACGCATGCCGTTGTTACCGAAGCCTCAGCCTGGCGGCAGAAGCTCTCTCAGGGCACATGGGGGGCTGTCATTTATATGCCGGCAGGCATAGCCACTATGACAGGTATATAATATTTCCCTGATATCATAACGGTTTTTTCAGAGTGTAAGGAAAATGATTAATGGCAACAGCCACTACTGTCACCGTGGGCTGCAAGCTGCCCGGCGGCCTTGTTCTGCGCCTGCGTGATGTCACACATACACTGGCAGGGGCCAATACCTCCTCTGTCATTGGCGGGTATGGGCTGACCCGGCTGCCGGCTGATTTCTGGCAGGCCTGGTCAGAGGCTTATGCGCATTATCCTTTACTGCGCCAGGGGCTTATTTTTGCGCAGAGCACAGCTGAAAAAGGGGCTGCGCAGGCTCGTGAGCAGGCAGAGCTGCGCTCAGGGCTTGAAGCCGTTAACCCCCACACACCGGCACCGGGTATCAGCCCGGTCTGACCGCTGCTCAACCTGTCTGATGGAGTGTGACCAATGTCCGCCATGTCTGTTTTCTCTCCTGCGCAATGGCAGCAGCGTTATCCTGGCCTGTATGCCCGTGTCGGGGCTGAAGGGGTGCAGACCTGCCTGGCTTTTGCTGTGCAGTTACTGGCCCCCGGTGCGGTGCGTGACCCGGCACGGTATGCGTATTTGCTGGGGCTGGTGGTTGCGCATCTGGCACAGCTTGGCTCTGGCAGTGATGCGCCGCCCTGTGCCGATGCCCCAGGGGGCGGTCAGCCAGCTCTTGTGGGGCGTGTCACCTCAGCGCGTATGGGCAGCGTGCAGGTTGAGGCTGATGCAGGCCCTGTTGCCGGCTCTCAGGGCTGGTGGCTGCAAACACCTTATGGTGCGGCTTTCTGGGCGGCAACGGCTTTTACCCGCACGGCCCGCTATGTGCCGGGCTGAAACACAGCCGCAGCAGATATTCTGTCGGGAGGAGTAACACTGAATGGTGCTGGTTTTTGAAAATAAACGGCAGATAAATAATATATTGCAGGGCCTTGCCCGTGGTGCAGCTTCTGCCAGGCCGTCTGTCAGTGCGGGGTTTCTGCCCGGTGCCCGTTATAGCACCGCGACATCTGTCGCGACTGTTGCTGCCGTGCAGGAGTTCGGGGCGGTGATACATCATGCATCACACAGGCAGGGTCGTGGCTCTGCACAGCTGTTGCCGCCACGCCCGTTTATGGGCCCGGCTGTACAGCAGAATGCCCGGCACTGGGCGGAGCAGATGCGCACGGGGCTGCGGAGCAGTGTGCGTTCAGCCCGTGATGTAGCCCGTGCTGTTTACGCCCCGCAGCAGGTTTTAGAACAAACCGGGCAGGCTATGGCAGAGAGCATACGGCAAAGGATTGCCGCAGGCACAGTGCAGCCTGATGCCCCTGCGACCATTGCGCAGAAGCACAGCGCCACACCTCTGGTGAACACCGGCACGCTGCTCAGTGCTGTTGCGGTGCAGGTGCAGTTGTGATGATGCCTTCACTTTTTGCCATGGCAGCCGCAGCCACACATGCTGTGCTGCCCTGCATTGTGGCCACCCTGCGTATGTCAGATGGCTATGATACGCAGCCCGATGGCACAACCCGCCCGCGCTATAACGACGTGCTGGTGAGTGTGCGTATTCAGCCCGCCAGCGCGGCTGACCTCGCCCTGCGTGAGGGGCTTGGGCAAAATACGCTGACCCGCACAGTCTATATGCCAGGCGAGATCAAAGGTGTTGACCGTGCTCATCAGTTTGGTGGCGACCTTTTGCTGTTTGAGGGGGCGACATGGCTGGTCACCGGCCAGCCTGAATTATGGTCTGAAACACAGGGAGGGGTAAAGTGGTCGAGACTTCTGGTAACACGGCAGGAGCCGCCGTCTCAGAACCCGTAACATCACGCCTGTTTGTTGCATTACGTGCCTTTTGCCTTGAACTTTTGCCGCGTGGAACAGTCGTTTTACAAACACGGCAGAATAATACGCCGGTGCCTGATACCTCCTTTGTGCTGCTGAGTATCCTCAGCCGCCATGGGCTGGCAACAGGTGCTCAGCATAATACGCCAGTGGCTGTAAGACTGAGTATGCCTGAGGAATTTGTTGTTCAGGTCAGTCTTTTTGGTGATACAGCGGCTGATAATGCCCGAATCCTGGCCACGGCTTTTCGTTCAGAATGGGCCTGCATGTTTTTTGACAGCCTGGCGCAGCAGACAAACATGGCTGAAAGTCAGGCCGGCACACCCCTCTCTGCCGGAGGGTGGCTGCAACAGACACCTCCTGCTGTCAGTTCAGGGGGCACATTGCCCGACCTGCCAGTGCCTCTGGCTGTGCCTGATGCCGCACAGCGCCCGACACGGCTGGTACCGCTTTTCGCTGAAGAGATACGTCAGCTCGCTTTTGTTAATGGCGAGCAGCAATACGAACAGCACTGGGTGTTAACCCTGCATTGCCAGGCAACGTCTTCTCTTACTCTTCCACAAACCACGGCTTCTTCAGCCAGCATCACGCTGGCGAATACTGAGGCCCTCTCGCTGCGTGAGATTTCTGTATGACCCTTCCGGTAAGTTCCCTCGTTTCTGTTACACCCGGGGTTATCAGCCCCGGTGGCACAGTTAATCTGCTTAATGGCATGCTGCTTTCGGCTAATACAGCGCTCGATACGGGGGTAAATGTGTTTACCTCAGCCAGCGCAGTGGCACAGACCTGTGGCGCCTCAGGCGCAGAAGCGCAGATAGCGGGTGTATATTTCTCAGCCTATACCAATGCGCAGGACCTGCCCTCAAAGCTGTATATTTTTAAGCTGCCCCCAACCCCGGCAGAAAGTGATTATGGCACTTATCTCGATCAGGCTGCGGCTGCAGCACCTGACTGGGCTCCGTTTATGTTTGCAACGGAGCCTTCAGCAACAGCAAAAAATAAAATTCTGACATGGATGGCCGCAAACCCTAACCGCTACTGGGGTATCATTCCTGACTCTGATGAGACTATTCTGACAACCGGGGCGGCATCCTCTTTCGGGGCGACTGTTAAAGCACAGAAGACCCCGGGCCTGACCTGCCTGTGTAACACCGATGGCAGTGGTATTCTGGCCGCAGCTTTATGCCTTGGGTGGGCTGCAAGCCTTAACCCCCGGCGCACGGGCGGGCGCACCACACTGATGTTTCGTAATAACGGGGCTGTAACAGCGGCGGATATTACCCCTGCTCAGGCTGTTAACCTGCTTGCAAATGGTTACAGCTTTTATGGCAGCTACAAAACATCTGACAGCACCTTTAATTTTATCAATAACGGTGCCGTCAGTGGTGAGTTCGCCTGGGCTGACAGCTACATTAATCAGATATGGATGAATGCAGCTTTCCAGTCTGGCCTGGTTACACTCCTCACCTCGGTTGGCCAGATTCCCTATACCACAAAAGGAGATTCTCTGATCTCGACCGCAGTGCAGAGCACGATAGATACCGCCGTATCATTCGGGGCTGTTCAGCCTAATGTCACGCTGTCAGCCAGTCAGGTGCAGACAGTTAATGCACAGGCAGGCCGCACGATTGATGATGTGCTCTCAACCCGTGGCTGGTACCTGCTGCCTGGTGCGTCAGCGGCATCTGCCAGTGTGCGGGCCAGCCGCGGGGCTGTGGCCGGGCGTTTCTTCTACACAGATGGTGAGTCTGTGCAGTCCATCTCTCTGGCATCTGTCGAGGTTCAGTGAACATGTCTGATTATGATATTACAGCCGCTAACTCGGTTTTTACTATTACGGTGCCAGGGCTGTACAATGCCCCTGTAACCCTTGAAAATTATGCGGCTGACCGTGCATTTGAAACCGATGCCCGTGAGCTGGCAGAAACCGCGATGAGTATAGATGGCTACCTCAATGCCGGGTGGATCCCCAACCCGGTGATGCAGACCATCTCGCTCGCTGCGAATAGTGAGAGCGCTCTGGTATTTGAAGGGATTGCCATGGCGCAGGACTCCCGCCGGGGGCTTTATCGCCTTGGGGCTGAAATTCAGCTGCCTTCTATCGGGCGCAAATATACCATGGTGCGGGGCCTGCTGCGCTCACTTGTCAGTGTGCCGGGGGCGCGACGTGTGCTTGAGGCCCGGCATTTTGAAATTATGTGGGAGCGCGTGCTGCCAGCCGCCATTTAATAATTCTGCTTACTGATAAAACAGACTGTGCACAGAAAAGGTTTTGTTCAGCGCATGAAAACTCTGGATTATACGCATGCCCGCGAGGGCGCAGATAATGGCAAACAGTTTCATTTAACCCGGATGGATGCGTTTAGTGCTGACCAGTGGGCACGCCATTGCCTTCAGGCTGCAATAAGAGGTGGTGCCCGGGTAGGGGCCGATATGGCGCAAAGCGGTATGGCCGGGCTGGCCTCACTGGGGATAGAGATTTTTGGCTTTATGGATGAAGCTGACCTGGACAGGGCCCTTGAGCGGCTGATGCGCTGTGTCAGCCTGCGGCCAGACCCGTCAAACCCTTCTTTAAGCCGGCCTGTGCTTGCCTCAGATTTTGAAGAGCCGGAAACACTCGGCATAGTGCGCTCTGAGGTGTTTAAACTGCATGTGGGTTTTTTACTGGCCGCTGCACACCAGCTTTTCCCCGTTGTGGCGGCCCTTTTGTCAGAACCGGCACAGAGCCCGTCAGCTGCGTAAATCTTTCGGCTGCTCTGGCCGCTGTTATCGGCAGTGGTCTTGCAACATTGCATGAGCTGCAAACGGTTTATGACAGTGAAGACCTTTATCTTCTCCTTGAAATTACCTCTGTCAGAAACTGGAACAGCGCACAGGCCGCGGCAGAAGCACAGCGCCGCGTCGCCGGTGACACCCGCGCATTTTAGAGAAGGAAGACCATTGTGGCTGACACTGTGCTTGATGAGCTGGTTATTCGCCTGGGGCTTGATACATCTGCGCTTCAGGGCGGTGCCCGCACGGCCCTGAACACGCTTGATACGCTTGAGGCCCGCAGCCGCTCTGTTTCTGCCCATATGGCGGCTTCGCTCTCGCAGACACAGCGTGAGGTACTGGGCCTTATGGGGGTTATAACCGGTGGACGCGGTCTTTCTGCAGTGCTCGGGCTGCCGGCGAATTCATCTTCCTCTGCTGGCGGACGGGCAGGTCGCGGGGCCGCTGACAGGGGGCGTGTGTCACAGCCCTCTCTGGCTGCGTTTTACCGTGCCACACCCCCCGGGGCTGAAAGTGGTGTGTGGTCAGCTGGTTTGCCCCGCACACAGGCTTTTATGCCTCGTACACAGGTTTCTGCCCCGCAGGCTGAGAGAGAACGCCCGCGCGCGGCGGCAGTGCACACAGCGGCAGAGCGGCCGGTCAGGGTATTTGCCCCGGCTGGCAGGTCAGAGGCTGCACGCGTGCGTGGGCCGGATGTGGCGCAGCCCTCTCTCGTGCAGAATATTACTCATAATGTGCGCACCGGGCAGCAGCATGTGCTGATGGTGCGCCAGCTACCCCTGCCTCGGCCTGTGTCTCTGCCTGTGCAGAGTGCCCCGGCACGCGCAGAGCGTTCAGCCCCGGCAGTGCATGAGACGGAGGGAAATCATACGCTGACCGTGCTTTCAGGGGGGGCAGTTCACCCTGAGTATGCAGGCAGAGCAGAACAGAGAGGCCGCCCTGTCAGTATGATGACAGAGGGGCCGGCTCTTTCATCAGCTTATGGTCGTTCAGCTCCGCTGATGCAGGCGGCAACAGTGCCACCTGTCGCTCTGGCCACGCCGGCAGTGACCCGCAATACAACACATATCGGGCCGGTGACGATTTCGGCTCCATCGGGCAACGCTGATGAGATCGCTCAGGCACTACAGCGCCTTGGCGAAGGCAGCAGTCAGACCCTTGCCGGGCTTTCAACACTGGGTTCTGTCTGATCTTTCTTTCTGGTACAGGGGTTGTTGATTTATGGTTATGTTCCCCGTTGCGTTACCTCAGGTCTGGTCTGTGCCCGAAACTGCGGGTGTGCCGGCTTTGCGCGGGCGGTCTGCCTGGCAGGGTGTCAGGGCCGCGGCTTCTGTCACGGCAGGGCAGGTGCTCAATGACCTGCTGGTCAGTCAGAGTGCTGGTCAGTGGGGTATTTTTTCAGCCACAGGTGACAGGGTGCTCTCTGCTGCCCGTGTGATGTCTGTTGCAACAGACAGCCGCAGCCGGGTGGCCACTGCTCCGCTCGAAGGGGGCGGGTTTATGTCTTACAGCAAGGTGGAGGAGCCCTGCATACACCGGGTGCAGATGGTGTGTGACGGCACCGAAACCGGGCTTGGGGCTATGTTGTCTGATATGGTGCTGCCAAAAGCGTTGCTTGATGCTGGTGGTGCCGGCGAGGTGTATGTACGTAAAGTGTTTTTTGAAACACTTGAAAGTCTGAAAAAAGATTTATCGCTTTATACGGTTATTACTCCTGAGCGAAAATACAACCCGGTTAATGTCACGGGCTGTCGCTGGCTGCGTGACAGTCGCCACGGTATTACTATGCCGGTGGTCGAAATTACGTTGCAGGAGATACGCCAGGCAGCGGCTCCGTCGTTCACCTCATCGCGCATGCCAGAAGGGCAGTCCGTGCAGTATGGAGGCATGGTACCTGTCAGCACGATGTCCTCTTTCCCGCGTCAGAACTTTTTCTCCCGTCTGACAGGCGGGCTTTCTGACACGCTCTCTGTGACGGATTTTATTTTATGAGCAGCGAACAGAATACGTCAGAACGCCTGGCAGAAAGCCTTACAAAAGCATCGGTTATTCCTCTTGAGGCTGTGCCGGCACAGATGCTGAAAGTTTCTTTGTCAGGCAGCATGATGCAGATAACCCTGCGCCAGCGCAGCACGGGGCTTTATGCCGATATATGGCTGGGGCAGACCGCTGTGCTCTCGGGCGTATTATGTCAGAACCTGACCTGGCTTGTGCGTGACCAGGCTGCCGGCCTGCCGGGTGATTTCACTTTTGTCGATACAAAGGGTTTGCAAAACCCCGACAGCACAGGCCTGGGCAGCCGTTTTATGCTGATGTATTATGAACGGTGGCCGTCATGACCGCTCTGTCTATGCTCAGCGCCGGGCAGAAAACAACCTTTGTGTCACGCGGGCTGGTGGTGACCTTTCGCATGGGTGGCAACGGGTTCGGGGCTGCGGGGCAGGATGTGGTCACACTTACCGGGCTGCGTGTCACGGCAGATATTGTGCAGGCCCGCTTTCCCGCCGCAGAAATCGCCACACTGCGCCTTGAGGGTGTGAATGCTGACCTGATGAACCGTCTGAGCCTGATGGTCCCTGATATTTTTTATCAGAGCATCAGCGAAGTTCTGATCGAGGTGCAGGAGGGGCAGAGCGTGCCGGTGCTGGTTTTTCGTGGCGGGGTAACCCTTGCTTACGCTGACTATCGCCAGGCGCCTGAGTGCGCTTTTATGGTGCAGGCTCTCTCAACGGCTTTGCCCAATGCTATGCCTGCCACACCAACGGCGTTTAAGGGGGCTGTGCAGGCGGCCACTTTATTGCAGACAATTGCACAAAAAGCCGGGCTGACATTTGTTAATCATGGTGTTGAAGCCACATTTTATAATCCGTACCTTGATGGCAGCCCGGGCCAGCAGATCGCCCGCTGCCTTGAGGCTGTGCCTGTGCGTGCCGGGCTGGGGCGGGGGCAGCTTTCTGTCTGGCCTTCTGAGGTTACAGGAGCCGGTACATCTGCGGCCTCTGCCGGGCAGCAGAGTGATGCAGCCGTAGCGGTTTCGGCCGCAACCGGGCTGGTGGGTTATCCCTCCTGGTCAGCAGGGGGGCTGTCAGCCCGTATGCTGTTTAGCGCACAAATTGGTTTTAACACGCTTATTGCGCTGCAAAGCCGGTATCAGCCAGCAGGCCAGGGCAATGTGTCAGAGGCAGAGAATGGCCCCGTTGGTTTGTGGCGCGTGATTAAAGCTCATCATTTTTTGCAAAGCGAAGTGCCCGGTGGTGGCTGGTTTACCGACATTATCGCGCAGGCGGTGCGTTAACGCAGTCATACCCTGTCTTTGCCTCCTTTTTCAGGATGGATGCTTTTTATGAGTTCTTCTCTCTCCTCCTCACTTTATCCGGTTTTTCATCGTGCTGATGCTGCGGCATCTGACTTTAATGCGCTTAATGCTGTTGTGGCACGTCTGCTCTCGACACGGCGCACCGTTATGCTGGTGCAGGTTTGTGCCGTGTCAGGCACAGGGCTGGAGCCGGTTGGTTTTGTTGATGTGCAGCCTATGGTGCACCAGCAAAATGCAGCAGGGCAGGTGACCCCTCATGGTGTGGTGTTTCAGGTGCCCTATTTTCGCCTGCAGGGCGGCATACGCGCGGTGATCACTGACCCGGTGGTGGGGGATATCGGCCTGGCACTGGTGGCAGACCGTGACAGTTTTAATGTCAAAACCGCACGGGCGGCGGCGGCACCGGGCTCTTTCAGGCAGCATAATATAGCCGATGCACTTTACCTGGGGGGTTTTCTCAATGCTGCCCCCCGGGAATATATCTGGATGAACGAAAGCGGTGTCAGCATCAAAACAGAAGGCACGTTTTCGGTAAATGCACAGAATGTCGAGATTACCGGCGGGGTGTCTGTCAAAGGTGACCTCAGTGTCTCGGGCGATGCGACCGGCCGGGGCATTTCTTTATCGCAGCATACGCATCCAGGTGTGCAGCCCGGAGCAGGGCAGACCGGCACACCGGTTGGTTAACCGTGTGCAGTATTATCTGCTGTTTTTATAAAATATCAGAGCATGACAGGAACTCATGACATGGATGAGGAAAGCACAACCGGTGCACTGTTGCTTGATGCAGCCACCTGGGACCTTGTAATTGATGCACAGGGCAACATTGCCCAGGCAGCGGCCCCTTATGCCATCGTGCAGAATGTGGCGTGTGCTGTCAGGGTTTTTCTGGGGGAGTGCTGGTACAACACGGCACTGGGCCTGCCCTATCTTGAGCATGTTCTGGGGCGCAGTCAGTCTGTTGCTCTTTTTCGTTCAGATGTCGAGCAGGTGGCCCGCACGGTGCAGGGTGTCTCGCGCGCGGTGTGCGTGCTGACTGACATAAGCCCGCAGCGCCGCCTCTCTGGCATTATTCAGCTCGCTCTTGAAGATGGAACCCGGACCAGTGTCAGCTTCTAGCACCACACAACAGACCAGTTATGGCACGACTTCGGTGCCAGCCCCCCGCCTGAGCAGCTCTGGCTTTGTTATGCCTCAGGAGGCAGAAGTGCTCGCCGGAGTTTTAGCTGATATTAATGCAGCTTTTGGTAACCAGCTCAGCCTGAGCCTTTCAACCCCGCAGGGGCAGCTGGCTGTGTCTATGACCGCCATTCTGGGCGATGCATATGACCAGTTCCTGGCTGTGGCCAATGGCGTTGACCCCGCGCGTGCCACAGGCCGTATGCAGGATGCTATCGGGCGGCTGTATTTTATGACCCGTCAGCCCGCAACAGCCACTGTTGTGGCGTGTGTATGTACGGGCACATCGGGCACGGTCATACCGCAGGGCAGCCTTGTCCAGGATACCTCTGGCAACAGCTATGCCGCGAGTGCGGCTATTACACTTGATGAAACAGGCACTGCCACCGGTAATTTTGTCTGCACTGTAGCGGGCGAAACGGCCTGCCCGGCGCAGAGTATTCGCCTCAGCCAGGCGCTAAACGGCTGGGCAACGGTTACTAACCCTGTGGCAGGGGTTACGGGGCGCAACACAGAGGGGCGTATTGCTTTTGAGCGCCGCCGCCAGGTGTCTGTCTCGCTTAATTCAGTGGGGGTTAATAATGCTATTCAGGCCAGTGTGCAGGCTGTGCCTGGCGTGCTTGACGCATATGTAACAGACAACAGCACCGGCAGTGCTGTAACGATAAAAGGGGTCACTCTGGCGGCGCATAGTGTTTATGTGTGTGTCAGTGGCGGCAGTGACGATGCTGTGGCCCGCGCTATTCTGAGCAAAAAGCCACCAGGCTGTGCCTATACCGGTACAACGCAGGTGCAGGTAAACGATACAGATACAGCTTATAGCAAAGCGCCTGTTTATAACGTTAGTTTTCAGCGCGCAAAGCCGGTCGCTGTGTATGTAAATGTGAAACTTTCCTCTTCCCTTCAGGTGCCCGCTGATGTGCAGACCCAGGTGCGCAAGGCTGTTCTGGCTTCATTTCTGGGGCTTGATGGCGGCGCACGCGCAGGGATAGGCAGCGTCATTTATGCCAGTCGTTTTTACAGTCCTGTTGCGGCTCTGGGCAGCTGGGCACAGATTATCGATATTACAGCCGGCCCGACTGCTGACCCGACAGCTATCAGCATGGCACTCAGCATTGATCAGATCCCGGTGCTGGAAGCAAAAAATATCAGTGTGGAGCTGGCCTGATGCAACATTATGAACAGACCATTTTGTCGCAGTATGCGTGTTCTCCCTCACTGACCACGCTGATTGACGCCTGGAACCAGATGACAGACCCGCAGGCACTGGTGAACAGATGGTTTGATAATATCTGGAACATCGAAACCGCCCAGGGTTATGGCCTTGATGTCTGGGGGCGTATTGTGGGTGTCAGCCGGGTGCTGCGGGTGGCAACCGGCACGTTTTTAGGCTTTCTTGAAGCAAATGACCTGACGGAAGAACCTTTTAACACCGCCCCCTGGTATCAGGACTATGCTGCCACTGATAACCACCGTCTTTCTGACAGCGGATATCGCCAGCTTATTTATGCCAAAGCACTTGCGAATATCACCGATTGTTCGGTTTTCTCGCTCAATAAAATCCTCATGATGCTGTTTGCCGGCCAGGGTGATGCCTGGGTGGAGGAAAGCGGCATTATGGCCATGCGGTATGTTTTTAATTTTACCCCCACACCTCTGCAGATTTCTGTCATTCAGAATGCAGGTGTTCTGCCCCGCCCGGCTGGTGTGACGGTTTCTTATGCGATCAGAGAAGCAGGAGACGGAGCATGAAAAGTTTAGACGACAGGGCGCTCTTCAGTGAGCTGATTGCTGCTGGCGCGCAGGATGGTAACGTGGCTGATATTCCCGCCAGCCAGGCTGTGGCGGGGGATGGCACAGCGTCAGTTGCGCTGGGGTTTCCGCCTGAAACATTTGTTGCCCGCTCTGCCGGTGGTGTGCCGCCGCGCGGGCAGGATATGAACGGGTTTTTAAAATATATCTCTCAGGCCATACAGTTTTTACAGGCAACATCAGTCAGTGCATTTGATAGTGGTTTTGCTGCTAAAATTGGTGGTTACCCCATGGGGGCGGTGGTGGCGGGTATTACACCAGGTGGTGTGTGGCGGTCGGTGGCAGATAATAATGTCAGCATACCAGGAACGATGGGCGCCGCCTGGGTGAATTTCTTTGGTGACTATGTTCAGAAAGCAGGAGACACCATAAGTGGTGCGCTGACAGTGACAGGCACCCTGCGCTCGGACAGTAATGTGATCGTGGCAAATAGCCAGAACAAAAGTGTGGTCAATATACGGGTAACCAATGAAGGCTATCTGTCTTTTGACCTGAACTCAGCTAACGAGACAAACCTTGCCTCTCTGCGGGTCTATCCCAGTGGTGAAATAACCAGCAGAAAAGGCATACTTGCCCTGACCTCTCAACTGCCTGACGAGGGGTCAACCGGCTCAGGCCGGTGGTATCAGATCGGGAATACCCTGGTGCAGAACTTCAGGGTGCCGGCTGTATATCGTGCAACGGGTGGCACGTATGTGGCCTTTCCCAAAGCGTTTTCAGACACGGATGATATTACTATACAGCTTACGACAGCGGCGGATAATAATATGGATGTCTGGGCGTTTAACCCCACGACCGCAGGGTTTTATATTAACATCCCTTCTAATTCGGCTTCATCAGGGCTGCCTGTGAGTGTCACAGCAACGGGGGCGGCCCGGTGACAGCACCTCTTCTCTCTCCGGGCTGGCAGCCTTCGCCTGCACGTATGATCAAGCTTGCCGCTGTGCCGGATTTGCGCCTGCGCGGGCTGGTGGCCTGTCAGGCGCAGTTATCATGGGCGCCAAAATCAGGTGCTGATAACCTTGATTTCTCGCTTGATGCATCGGGCTGGCTTAAAGGCACAGAGGACTATCTGGCCTGTGTTTCAGCCTGCGTGCCCACAGCCACCGGGCTGGAAACTGACCTCAGAGTGTTATGGGCAACGGTGATGAGCGGTCTGGCCTGCTTTTTTCTGGGGGGCGGCATACCCGGAACAGTGCAGACTGTTCAGCTCACGCTGGTCACACAGCAGGGGCGCAGGCTGACGCTGCCTGTGTCTGTTGCCATACGCACTGACAGTGCGGCGGCACCGCCTGTCTGTGTGCCTCATCTTGCTGATGGCACACCACTGCCACCCAATACGCTTTCGCTTCAGAACGATGTCGCGCTGACAACCAATGATGGAAAGCCCTACCTTATAGCCTGAAGGACACATAGTGCTCATGTCCGGGTCATCCTGCACGGTCGCCATCAAAAGTGGTGTGCCGCTTTCGTCGTTATCGGTTTATCCTCAGCCTGCCCCGACCGATCTCGTTTTTGGTATTTTTAACGGGCAGGGGCAGTTTGTTCCGCAAAGTCAGATATGGTCGGGGGCTGTTGCCACAACCGGTGGCAGGTTAAGCGGGGCTCTTCTCTCTGACCTCGTGCCCGCGCAGCCTGATGAGCTGGTTAATAAAGCCTATGTTGACCGGGTTACAAAGCAGGTGAATGCTGATGTTTCAGACCTGGTGTCACAGGCGCAGGCGGCGGCAGATAAAGCAACTGAAGCCGCCGATGCCGCTGTTGAAAAACAAAAAGGCGCAGCAGGCGGGCTTGCTGCCTTATCAGGTGCGGGCAACCTGCTTTTGGGGGGTGTTGAGTGTTTTGGTGTCGCCCATGGCAACCTGCTGCTGCTGACTGACCTGCCAGGTGAAGACCCGGGAGTGCAAAACGCATTGTGGAACAATGGTGGCTATCTCTGTATTTCCCGGGGGCATAACGCAGATGAGACAATTTAA